GAAGAGACTTTCCCTTTGTGGTCTTTAACGACACTAGCTGTCGCTTTTGCCACGCTAGGTAATACTTCTGCTAATAATTTCTTAAACATAAGATTAAGTTTATTGTATATTACAAAGATAAGAAAAAATATTATTTAATTTGGCTACAGGTCGTTCTCGTGTATCAAGGTGTAAGTAAAACTATTGCCCCAAATAGAAGCTGCCTCTTCGAAGATTGCCATCTCAATATCCCATAACGCACGATTAGGCTGAACCTGACACCCCGCAGACCACTTGTCCACTTGTGTGCTATCCTCTCCAGCTCTATGGTGGTTGATGCCAAACTTACCAAAATCTTCCGCTCCATCGAAATCTAAAACAGCGTCTTTGTCGGAATCTCTGATAACAGTGCAAGACTTGTTCTGCTGAAGAGCAGGATACCCCTTGTGGATTCCCACTTTCCACATGCCCCGATGCTGACCCTCCTGCAAGATAGCCGTTCCTTTTACATTCATAGGATTAGACCTCCAATAAAGACCAGGGTCGGTAGTAATAGGGAAAGTCATATTGTTCCAGTAACCACCAAACTTCCAAAAGATAACCATCCAGTCATTGAATTTATTAGACGCATCGTCATTAGTGCGAATACCCACTATATTGAGATTGAAGTTCTTGGAGTCGTCATCAAATACCATATACTCCTTACCCTTTAAAACCTTAATGATATTTTTTACTGACAAATCCATCTATATCAACAATTCCTTTTTCTTGCCATTAATAGCCAGATTTAGTAGCTTTCTCCATCCCATATCCAGGATTGTACTTTATCTTTCCACCATGAAGTTTCTTAAAAGTATCTGCTTGCGCTTTTCCTACCGCATTATAGGGAAATGTTTTTGTCTTCACCTTCCCTGTCTCGTTGCATTTATATTTTACTGTTGGCATCTTTTCGTTTTTTTCGTTTTTGTTTACGTTCTTTGATT